GAACCATATCGCTGTGCTGAGCCTCTATTATCACCGTAAAAATATTGAACCGCTTTTTTACCGCCTTCCATTTCTGTGATTGCTCTTGCAATCGCAGGTATATCTTTTGGCGTTAATTTTTTATCAGAAGGAATACCAGTTTTTTCTGAAACAAAATTAATATAACTTTCAACGTCATTTTTATCACTTTTAGGTGCATATACAGGTATCATTTTTGCAATGGTATCAAGTTTTTTATATCCAGCTGCCTGTGATTTTCCTGTTAGATAAAGATATAACTGCCTCTCTAATGCGCTTATACCCTCTTGTGGTGTTTTATATGTTTGAAATCCTGTGTTTGCGCCGGGATGTCTCATAGCACCAGGATTATTTTGACGTACATTCAGAGGAACTTTTTCTCCTGACTTAAACATCGATTGTTCACCAGAACCTGAACCATATCGCTGTGCTGAGCCTCTATCTGAAGAAGGCGGCTCATCCCAACCACCCCATTTGGGACTTTTCCACCAATCTTTAATATCTTTTATAAATTCAGGAACTTCTAAAATTGCACCTATTGCAAGGCCTGCCCATCCTAAAACTCTTGCTATACTTCCTAAACCTTTTAAAATTCCACCGCCTCCACTAGGTAAATCTGGTGGCGATGGAATTTTCTGATTTGGAAATTGTATTACTTTACCTGGCGGCTTTGGTGGTTGTTGTGGTTGTTGTGGTTTTGGTTGAGTTTGTGGCGCAGGCTGAGGTATTGGTGATGTTGTTGGAGCAGGCGCTCTAGGCTGCGATGGAGTTGTTGGAGATGTTCTTCCTGATGAACCACCTGGTCCAGGAAATTTATTTAATATAGATTTACCGAGACCGTAAGCTGCGGCAGCTTCCGCTACTCTTTTAAGAACATCTGGAGATAAGGCATTCTCTAAAATGTTTTTGAGCAAACTTGATACAACGGCATTTTTGACGGGATTTGATCCTTCAGCCTTTAATTTTTTAATTGCATCAAGTAATTCTTTATCACGAAGTGCTTTTTCTTTTTCAGCTTCTTCAGCAAATGCTGCTGCTGCGTTCGCTCTTTGTTCTGCTCTTCCTGCAATTCTAATTTGATTTGCAATATTCGCATTCATAGTACGAAGCTGTCGTACCATTTCAAGACTTATTACATTATTGATTTTTTGTTCTTTTGTCGTTTCAGCTTGCTCAGCCTTACTGTCTGCATATTTTTTAAGCGTTGACGCAAAAGAAGTTGCTGCAATTAATCCTGGATTTTCTTTGAGAAATGCACCTTTTACACCAGAAGCAAAATTTGTAGCTGCTGAACCCGTTTTTTCTAGTGCTAATTTACCTAGAGCTGAAGCATAGCCTGCCATTTAATTTATCCGCGCTCAAAAATATTGTCGGGATCATGTTGTCTCATTTTCTCAAGATTAAGTGATGGTGTTGCGTAATTATTTTTAGAATATTTTGCACTCTCTCGTGTAATCGGTGTAATTGGTGTAACTGAATCATATGTTCTAGTCATTGCTACACCAGTAGTAGACATTGATGGAGAATATTCTGCGTTTCCGACAGTCATGCCAGAATTGATTGGCGTTGAAATACTAACACCAGCCATTTTTTCTTGGCCACGTGACCATGCAGTAATTCCTAGAACAGCGCCCATAGCCAAATGATACAGCCCGCCATTGCTCAGTGTTATAGGAATCCATTGACGAAATGCATCATTTTGCGGCTGAATTTCCCAAAATTGCACAATTGTGAATAATATAGGAAATAGAACAAAGTCAAAAACACAAACAAACATATACTGCCAACCCATCATTGGGCGCCACTTTCTTTGCATCCAATCTTCTGCTGGTTTTATCTCTTCTGCTTGACTTTTGTTTTTTGTCATGAATGTCTTCTTTCTTATCGTTTATTTCTATTTTGCTGATATTGTTCTGCAACACGTTTGTTTTCTTTTTCAATGTATTGAGCTAACAGCATAATGTAAATGTCACGTTCAAAAGGCATCATATCTTCTAATTCAGACAAGCTATATTTATGGTGTTGCATGAGACTAAAATTTGTTTTATAATAGTTCAACAAACTTTCATGTCCCATTAAAACGCGAAAAAACTTGTCATGCCCTCCACGACGACTTCTTCTTCTTGTTTACATTTGCCGCATTTCCATTTAATTTTATGCTTTAATTTTGGCATTGTTTGAAAAAACTTTGCGAGTTTTTCAAATTGTGCTTGAGAAAGATTATCAATAAATTCATTTAATTCATCTGCTGTTTGATCTTCTTTTTTGTAGACATTTTCATTATCAAATACAAAATCTATAGCGTTTGCGATTGATAATGCAGCTATTTCTAACTCGCTTTCGTCGCCCTTTAAATTGAGGTCGCTGTTCAATGTCGGATATTTCATTTTCACGCCAATACCAGTTTCTTCATCTAAAATGATTCTATCCGTATGCTGATCATCCTTCAAAACTTCTATAGTCATTAGATCAACTTTAACTGAAGTTTCGCCGTCGCACGATTCTCCATTTTTGTTTTTTGAATTTGGATGTCGCATTCTCAAGTCAACATTTTCTCCAATTGACTTCGCTCTAAGTTTTGTAAAAAAATACTCTAGATCAAATGTGGGTAGATCATCTGCACTGATTTCGTCAATCGCGCAGTTTGTTATGATTTGTTTGATTGCATTGTTAATTGCTTTTGCGTCATTTGATTCCATTGCTAACAAAAGAATCTTCTGTTCTTTGACTAAAAATGGACGATATTTGATTGATTTTCCAGTTGATGGCAAATTCAATTCAAAAAGTGGTGTATTAATTTTAGGTAAAGGCATAATATTTCTCCAAAAAATAAAAAAATTAAATAGTAGTAGACTTAAGAAAATGTGTAATAACGATAATTTAAAGTCACACTAAATCGTTGGCTAATACGTTGGCGAAAATGTGTAATAACGATAATTTAAAGTCACACTAAATCGTTGATATGTATTTATCTCTTCCCAACTCAAATTCATTGGACTAATGTTTATAGGATAGACATCGTGCAATGAATATGTTATTTTGGCCGAGCCGGCTTCATCTAATTGCGAAAGTTCTAATTTATTACCTCTTGCATAATCATCATGATAGCCAATTGTTCCTGGATAATTTTCCTCTGTTGGCCGCACAACGTAATTAATCCAACCTTCAAAATATTTTCTTTCTGTCATGTCGTTAGCACAAATAATTGTAATTTCTATATCATTGTATGTAACTTCATATGGCAATTTTAATGTTGGTCCAGATCCTGTATCATCAAGTGTAGCTAAAGATCTTCCTGGTATTTCAGCCTTTTCGCATCTAAAACTAAATTTTGGAGGTATTGTTTTAAAAACAACGACCATGTTGCTTGCAAAAGTCAATGTTGCTTTCCACAAATTTGGACGAGCAATGCCACCAGAAAATGCGTCTTTGAAGTCTGAGATTTTAAAACTCATATTTTTTTCCTCGATTCAATCCAAACTTTTTCTTTTGTCGCTTTTTTGAAATTTTCTGTCGGCAGAAATAGTGCTATATCCCACTCTTTAGATGAAATTTGAAGAAAGTTTGAACGAATGTGATTTCTTAAATATTTTTTAAGCGTTGGTTTAAACATTCTAAATTTTGAAACATTTTTAAGAACATCATAAGAAATTCTCACTCTTGTTGAATCATCATATTTTCTATTGTTTACTGTAGTATATAAAGCATCCATCAATTTAGCCCTTAGAACATGCGGTAAATAATGAAAATTAATTCCCATGAATCCATTTTCTTGTAATTCTACTGGGAAAATCAGTGGAAATTGATCATAATACGGCAACTCTTTTTTCCATTTTGGATCATAAGAAAATCCATACATATAGCCGTATGTTATATTTTGCACTAATCTAGTCTCATCTTTTAAAATTGTATCAGCAGAAACTCGTCTTTGATATAAACTTTCTGCTGCTGAACGAAACCATTCCCTAGCGAACTTAGTTCTCGCAGGAACAATTCCTTGTTTGACACCCTGTTGTAAAACTTTATCAAATATCGCCATAGTATTCTATTTATCTCAATTCTTTCTCTGTCATCAATTTAAATTCCCATTTTCTGTCTAAACAGTATTCAATAGCAGCTTTCCATTTTGCTTGATTAACTTCCCAAGTGATTGCTTCACGAAGAAATCTCGGAGTCGGTTTACTTTTAGTTGACATTTTAATTTTCGGCGATGAAATTTGTGCATGAGGCTTAACTTCAATTAATGATTCACGAAGATTATCATCTTTATCACGATATTTTATGTAAAAGTCTGGAAAATATCTATGCCATTTATTGTCAACGGGAGAAACATAGGGTATAATGATCTCTTCAGAACTCCATTGAAGAATTCTTTGATTTGTATCACAATAAACCATAAACTTTCTTTCCAACAAACTTCTAAAAATAATATTAGTTGGATCACCTTTATACTTTAAATAATTTTTTGGCGTGAATCGGCCTTTGTATGACATAAATATAATAACTTATTTTAGAGGTTTATATGACAACAACAGTATTTAGCCCAGATTTTACAAATGCAACAAAACCCACTGATACTACTAACATTATTTTTGGTGTAAACAATTCTTCTCATACCGATTATTTGATACCCGTCATGAAATTTGATTTTCATGATGCAAAAGGTGGGGATGAAAACTCTTATCCATCAGTATATATTCGTATGACATCATCATTTGACACCAATTTATCAAATCCTTATGCAGAACAAGAAGGTATATTTGGAAAACCTGCTACCGGTCCTGCTACCGGTGTTGGAGATTTAACAGAAATACTCAGTGCTGGCGCAAAATCTGGTATTGAAGCATTAAGGAAACAGATTCTTGCTGGTGCTGGAGCCGCTGGAGGATTTATCGCATCTGCAGGATCATCAGGAATAAGTCAAGTTGAATTTTTAACAAGAGAATTTTTCAATAATTTCCAACAATTGATTTATAGAGGACCACAATTTAGGAGATTTTCACCATCGTTTGCGATGCGCCCAACTTCACTTGAAGAAGCTAAAGCAATGAAACAAATTATTGCTGTATTTAGAGCGGCATCTTCTCCGAGTGCTGGAACACTTACTCATAAGGAATTGCCTAAAGGTTCTGTACCTGAGGGTGAAACTGATTCATCTTTTTCCGAAACCGCCATAACCACTTTGAGGGGCGATACTAAACTTACATTCGGATATCCAAACACATGTAAAATTGAATTGTTGATGGTGAAAAGTCCAGTCCCCTTAAGCTCAAGTGTTGATATTAAACCAATTTTTCAAAGTAAATTATGTGTTATAGAAAGTGTAAATGTTACATATGGATCTCAAAATAAAATGACATTTTTTACACCAATTGGCGAGGCTGCCGAGAATAATATATATTATCCAACTGACGTAAATTTGCAACTTCAGTTGCGCGAGCTTGTTCTTTTAACGGAATCAGACGCACTTAGTGATTATAATTCAGTTAAACTAACAATTTTATAAAAAATATGCAATTATTTACACTTTATCCGCAAATTGATTATGAATTTGATGCGTACAAAAATACAAAGCGAGCAATTGACATTACAACGTCAATTAAAATTAAAGAATTGGTAAAACAATATAGAGGTATACTATCTACACCGTATGTAGTGCAAAACGGCGAGCGCCCAGATCAAGTTTCTTTTAAATTTTATGGATCATCAGATTACGATTGGCTCATACTTTTAGCGAATGATATGTATAGCATTTATGATGATTGGCCAAGAGACAGTTTCTCTCTTGAAAAATATATCATAGAAAAATATGGAAGTGTTTCTACAGCTTATGCGCTATTTAAGTATTACAATAATTATGGAGATGAAATTGATTTGACTACATACACATCATTAAGCCCATCTCAAAGAAAAAGTGAATCAATATATGAATACGAGCAAAGAAAAAATTTCAATAAATCAAAGATAAAAATTGTTCAGCCAAATCTAATTCCACTCATTGATTCTGAACTCAAATCAAATATTAATTTCGCTCTAAGATCATAAAAAATGTCACGATTAGTAAACGGAAATTTAGATAAAAGTGAAAAATTATCTGAAATAGCATCTTCAATTTCAACCAAAAAAGATCTGGATATCACAGATCGTATCGGTGGTAAAGTAGTTTTTGATCAACTTTTTTTAAGAAAAAAGTTGTCAAATGGAGATGAAGCTGTTATTAATTTAATTCCAAGATATCTTAATCTTATCATATACGAATCCATAACCTCTCATTCATTATCTGGTTCAATTACAATTAATGATACGGATGGTTTTATGGAAAAGTTTTTTATATGTGGAGGTGAAGAGCTTGTTATAAAAGTTTCAAAATCGTTTAAAAATGAACTTATATTTTGGAGAGAAGATTTCATTATCTATAAAATGAGAACTAATGATTTAGATGAGCTTACATTAAATAGTACCGTAACACTTGATTTCACAACAAAAACTTTTGTAAAATCTGTCGGCGAAAGATTTTTTCGGTCATTTAAAAACATAAGTCTCTCCAATGCAATCAAAGAAGCATATAAAAAAATAACTGGATATGACAATATTTTTGTATCTGATTCAAATTTAATGTTTTCTAATTTAGCACCTTATGTGTCACCGGGGCTTTCACCTCTCAATTTAATTTCTGAAATTACAAAAAGAATGAGTGTCAACGGAAATTATTATGTTTTTTTTGAAAGACTAATTCCTTTGAAGACAACAACAAATTCTTCGGCTACAAAAGTCACAGCTTCACACTGTGTTGTAGATTTAAACTATCTTATGAAATATTCAAAATATGATTTGAGCGGTGAAGAATCTCCAATTTATACAATTGTATTTCAACCAAAACTGACAGATTATATAGAAAGTGATTTAGGATCAAGTTTCATTAGAACAGCCAAAGTTACTCGTTTGTCTAATTTTAATCACATTGATGCAATGTTATCAGGATTTTATAAAATGCAATTGAAAACACTTAAACTTGAAAACAGAAGTTATTTTACGGAGGAAATGGAATATCAAAAAATGAATAGAGGAGTTGGAGCAACAAAAAAGTCAGTTGTAGAAGATTTTTACGACAATTTGATTCCTATTGATTCTATTTTTCAACAAAAACAATTTAAATTAATCTCTACTACAGAAGCAAAAAACTTTTCTCTAGGAAATCAAAGCGAAGGATATCAAAAACATAAATGGTTGAGTAATCAATTGTATGGTCAAATCAAATCAAACTTATTTAAAATGGAAGTTGTCATTGAAGGTGGAACAAATAAGATTTCAGTAGGTACAGTAGTTGATCTTAAAGTGCCGTCGCTATATAAAAAGATAATAAATCCATCTTCTGGTAAAACTGAAGATGATGCACTACTGTCAGGATATTACTTAGTTACAAATATAAAACACGATTTTAAAAATGACACTTATATAAAAACTTTAGAATTAAGTAGAGGATCAAGTTATACTCAAGGAACATCAAACGTATTTGATAATACTCAAAAAAGTGGAACACAATCTGTAGCACAAAAAAATTCAAATTATAATTCTGTTTTATATGCTGAAAACAAATCAATTAGCGAAATTAGAAATTCTTTAATTGAAAAAGCTAAGTCTATAAAATTCTTAGGCAAACAAACTTCAGTTGCAAGAATATCAAATACAGGAATACCAGACGAAAATTCAAAAAATCTTCTAAAGAGTTTAGGAATAAAACTCTATGGTTCATCGCTTCCGACATCAACAAAAACTTCATTTATAGTTGAAGAAATATATAAAGATATTTTAGAAAGAGTTCCAACAACGTCTGAACTTGACATTCAAGTTAATGCAATTGATAGAGGATTAAAAACCGCAAGAAAATTACAAATTGAATTAGCTATTTCTGGAGAATCTTTGTCAAAATATGGCATTAATCCATTTCAATTGTTGACATCACAATCGCTTAAAATTTTAGCTAATTCAATACGGCGAGGTGAGTGGTCTGATTCTTCAGCAACAAGTCTCGATGCAGTAATTATGACAATGTATCCAGATAGTCTTTATGCAATCACAGAAGAAATTTTATCAACAAATAAAAAGAGGCTTCAAGCAAAATTATGAAATTCTCAGAATTTTTTCATAAAAAAGAATATGAATATGTAGACCAACTTCAAGAAAAGCAGATTGTCTATAACGGCGGAAAAGCATATGGTCAAGTTGTTTTTCTCGCAGGTGGAGCTGGTAGTGGCAAAGGCTTTGCAATTTCCAATTTCATGGAAGGCCCTAAGTTCAAAGTCATTGACGTTGACGAATTAAAAATGGCATTCCAGAAACTAGACTATTTAAATAAGTTTACGATGAAGCAATTGTTAGCCAAATACGGCAGTAAAATTAAGCCTCATGAAATGGAGATTGTTCAAAAGCAAGTCTTAGACAGAGACTACAGCATGAAAAATCTAAATCTCAGAACACCTGAGCATGTGTTTGCACTTCATGTACTGGTTCGTGCAACGGGCGCTAAAGATAAGCTCATTGACATGATGCTTGACGGCGCAAAGCAAGGCAAGTTGCCGAACATTATATTTGATACGACGTTCAAAGATATGGATGATTTGAACACTTACGTTCCGAAACTCATCAAAATGGGCTACGATCCAAAGAGCATACATATCAGTTGGGTGCTCACAAATTACCAAGTCGCTATGAAAAATAATAGCGAAAGATCAAGAGTTGTGCCTGATGACATTCTTCTTCAGACACATCAAGGAGCAGCAAGAACTGTATTTGATTTGACGAAGATTGGATTGCCTAAAGATGTTGACGGTGGTTTTTACGTCATTCTCAACAACCGTGAAAACACGATTGTTTGGATTGATCCGAAGACAAACAAGCCTTACAAGAACATGGGCAAGTATGAAAAGAATGATTTAGTTGTGAAAGATTTTAAATATCTGACACTCAAGAAGCCTGGTAAACCAATGAATACGTCAGTTGAAATCAAAAAAGAATTGTTCAGTTGGATTAAGAATAATGTGCCACCAGGATCTTTAGACACAGCAGAATTGGACAAACTATGAAACGGTTCAAAGATTATATCAATCATGCTGCGCCGCCATCTCAAGAAGAATGGGAAGAAGCTGTATTCGGCGTAGAAATTTCAGAGGTGCTCAAACAAGTGAATGGTAAATGGGCCATTGTTTCAAAGAAAACAGGAAAACCGTTAGCGTATTACGACGGTGAAGGAAAACCGCCGCATGAGTGGTTTGTTAAACAAGAGCGTAGAATTCAATTTTTTAAGCATAGAGGTTAAATGAAAAATTTTCTTGGTCATGATGGATTCATTTGGTGGATCGGTGTCGTTGAAGATTCAAACGATCCAGCAAAATTTGGTCGATGTAAGGTTAGATGTTTTGGCTATTATGATAATGATGATAGCAATCGCATTCCAACTGAAGATTTGCCGTGGGCTATTGTTTTAGCGAGTGCTAACGGCGCAAGATCATTTTCTCCATTAAAACCTGGCTCATGGGTATTTGGTTTTTTTGCTGATTCTTTAGATGCTCAACAGCCTATCGTCGTAGGATATATTCCATCATTGATAGATGAAAATGTAAATAAAAAGGAAAAAGGTTACGATTATGGTGGACCGAGTGGATGGCAAAACTACAAATTTGCAACAGACGAAACAAGTTTTGAAACTGCGCGAAAAATATGTCAAGAAAATGAGAATGTTTCTCCTGTAAACATCTATGTGTTAGATGTACCCGACGGAAAATCAACTCTAAATAAGTCACATAAATTAATTATTCACGGCTCAAACACCGTAAATACTACAAGCAACACAATTTTAGGTGGTGGAGATTCAAGCATTATAAGACTTGAACATAGCAATGGATCTTATATTGCTATGTATGGCGGATCAAATAATAGTGCTGAAATCTCTGCAAATAACGCAAATACAAAAGTTACTTTATCAAATACAGGAATATTAATTGAAGATGGTTACACAGCAAAAAATAAAATCATCTTATCAAATAATACAATTACCATTGATCATTCTAATGGTGCAATTATTGTAATTGAAGGCGACGGTAAAATTACAATTACAACAAATAATGATTTGGATGTAAGCGCGAAAAATGTAAATTTTAATGTTGAGGAAGAATTTTCTATGACTGCTGAAACAATTGTTCTAACTGCCGCAGGAAACGTTGACATTAATGGTGATAACATTTACTTAAACTAAAATGGCAAACATATCTTTAGATGGCGCAACATTCAGTACAGGGCATGGATGCACTTCGGCTGATAGTTTATCAAATACAGTTTCAGTGGATGTTTTTGTTGGTGGTGTTCCTGTTCTTGTTTCTGGTGCAGTGTCCGGATCACATTCTTATGGTCCATTGGACGAAGATCCTTGTGGCGCATTTCATTCAGTAACTTTCTCAGGTGGATCCACAAGTGTTTTTGCAAATGGTATATCAATAGGTAGAATTGGTGATTCTGTAGATTCTGGTGCTATCACATCAGGATCATCAAATGTTTTTTGTGGTTAATTATAAAGGAGCGCAAATGTCAAATCATGAAAATTTAGTTAGTTTATTTGAAACGTATCTTGCTGAAAATGCAAAATTTGAAGAGAAAGGTAATAAATCTGCTGGAACAAGAGCTAGAAAAGCACTTTCTGAGATTGCTAAAGTCATTAAAGAAAGAAGAAAAGAAATTCAATCAAGTAAAACAGAAGAAAAAACTTCATAAATAAAAGATGGCCATTGTCTTCTATAAAGATTTACCTTTAGATTTCACACCGCATCCTGTGACGGGTGACGTACGGCCGATCACGGATGAAACAGCAATTCGCAGATCAATCGCTAATATTATTAGAACATCAAAAGGAACTAGACCTTTTAGACCCGATTATGGATCAAATATAAAAAGTTATTTATTCAGTAATAATATATTTTCAGAGTATGAAATAAATCAACAAATTTATAACTCTTTGACAGCTTTTGAACCGAGAATCATAGTTGTATCTGTGACAACTAAAATAGAAAATAATGGCATATCTATTGATGTAAGCTATAGAATAAAAAACACAGGAAGATTAACATCGCTTCAGACATTAGTTAAAAGGACTGCATAATGGCTCTATTAAAAGATCTCACAGTAGATGAGCTAAATTTTGAGCTAATAAAAGAAAATTTTATTAAGTATTTACAAGCACAGGATCAATTTAGAGATTACAATTTTGATGCATCAGGAATGCAAGTTCTTTTAGATCTTCTTGCTTATAATACATACTACAATTCATTCTATTTAAATATGGCAATCAATGAAGCGTTTTTATCTACAGCACAAAAAAGAAATTCTGTGGTTAATTTAGCAAGATCATTAAATTATGTGCCAAGATCAACATCATCTTCAGTGATTACTGGCATTGCAGTATTTACTGTCGCTGGATCACCATCTTCAATTACAATTCCAGCTTATACAACTTTCTCTGGTTCAGTTGATTCTACTAGTTACACTTTCAACACTACAGAATCAATTGTAGTATCATCTTCCTCTGGTGTATACTCAGCTCAATTGACATTAAAAGAGGGTCGATATATCAATCAAAGATATACTGTGAATGTTAATGATGCTGATCAAAGATTTTTAATTTTAAATGCGAACATTGACACAACGACTTTGTACGTAACAGTTAGAAATTCAGTTTCGGATTCTACGACAAGAATTTTCACAAAATCGGACAATTTAGTTGAAATTACTTCATCAAGTCAAGTCTATTTCTTAGAAGAAGTTGAAGATGGTTTATATGAGATTTTTTTTGGCGACGATATAGTTGGCACAGCACTGACAGATGGCAATGTTGTAATTTTGGAATACTTAGTTTCAAGTGGTGCAGAAGCAAATGATATAGAAAACTTGAGTTTTACAGGAACTATAACAAATGTCACTGGAGTTGTATTTGCTGAAGATGGTCCTTCATCAAATGGATCAGATAGAGAAACAATAAACAAAATAAAATTTAATGCACCTAAATCATATGAAGCACAAAATCGTGTTGTTACTGTTGAAGACTATCGCGCACTTTTACTCAGACAATCAAATGTAAAAAGTGTGTCTGTTTGGGGCGGTGAAGACAATGATCCACCAACATATGCAACTGTATTTGTCTCTGTTATACCAGAAATTGGCGAAACGCTTACTGCGACGGAAAAAGAAATTTTAACTGAAACAGTCATAAAACCAAAAAGAGTTTTAACAGTTTCAACAAAATTTGTTGATCCAGAATACATCTACATAACAGTGAATGCTGTTGTAAAATATGATGTATCCTCAACTTCATTATCTTCAACAAATTTAAAAGCGATTGTCATTGACACAATCAAACAATATAACGATGATGATATCAATGAATTTTCAAAATATTTTAGATACTCAAAACTCTCTAGATTAATTGATTTAAGTGAGAGATCTATTCTGAATACGCTTTTGACGATTCAAATGAGAAAAGAAACTGACATTCAACTAAGTGCTTCAGCAAGATATGAAATATCTTTTTCAAATCCAATTAGTAACATTACAGATGGAAGACCATCAACACATCCTTATGGTGTAGGTAATCAGATTACATCAAATGAATTTAGTTATGCAGGATTTAATTCATGTTTTTTAGAAGAAAATAATGGTATCATGAGAATTTATAGGATCTCTGGCCAGAGTAAAATTGCTGTATCATCTAATGTCGGCACTGTAGATTATGCAACAGGAAAAATTATTCTCATTGACTTTACTCCAACTGCATTTGCTGACGGCGGAACAACATTAAAACTTACAGCAAAGCCCAGTGAATTTGACATTTTACCTCTCAGAAATCAAATTCTTAAAATTTTAGATGATGATATTACGGTGTCAATTGTTGATGATAGAGAGTATAGTTTAGTTAATCGTTAATCGTTAATCGTTAATCATTCAAATGTCTGCTAATAACGTATTTTATAAACCGTCATTTAATTTAGAGTCAATTCTACCGGAAACGTTAGAAGGTGACACAGAAAAGTTTTTACTTTTTTTAAATGGCTATTATGAGTGGTTGCAGACTTCAGAAATTATAATTTCAAATCAAACAGGAACTTTTGTTCGTGATGAAATCATCACAGGTGACTTCACAAATGCAATTGCGGTAGTAAAGGAAGTTAAAACATCATCAATTGTTGTAAGAATGAGAACAAATGCGCCATTTGATTTATTAGAATCAATCACAGGCCAAACAAGTTCAGCAATTGGAACAATTTCATCAATAAAAGATAATGTTATTCGGAAAACTGGCCAACTCTTAAATTACAAAGATATCACAAAGACCGTAGACAAGTATGTAGATTTTCTAAAACGAGAATTATATTATAGTTTACCAGTAGACATTGAAGCTAATAAAAGACTTGTTGCGAGAAAATACAGAAATTTTTTACAAAATAAGGGTAATGAAGAGTCCTATAAGTATCTTTTTAGGACAGTTTACAATGAAAACATTGAAATTAAGTATCCTAGTGAAGAAGTTCTTCGTGTGTCAGACGGTAAATTTGAAAAAACACAAATTATTCGCGCAGTCATTGAAAATGAATCTACAATTTTTGATTATTTAAATCAAACAATTTCAGGAACAACTAGTGGTACAATTGCTAATGTCGTAGACATTAAATTGATTAATGTCGGATCATTTCGTGTCGCAGAAATGACATTGAAACTTGTCTCTGGAGTTTTTTCTGCTAACGAAAGAATTGAAATTGTAGGTTCTGAAACGACAAATACTGAAATTTATGGAATGATTACAGGATTTACAATCAATGACGCTGGTTCTGGATATAGCGCCGGAAATACGATTACAATTACGAGTGGAAATGGTGTAGAAGCGAAAGCTGTTGTTTCATCAATTCAAAAATCGCCTATTACTAAACTCAAAGTCAACGCACCAGGATATGGTTACAGATTAAATTCAAGTGCATCAATTAATAATTCAGGCACAGGTGGCACAGGACTAGTTGTACGAGTCACAGAAATTTCTAACACTTATTCTGTAGGCGGATATACGGTCGGTGAAACTGCTACAATTTCAATTATTAATCGCGGTTCAGATTATTTTCGTGCGCCAACTATAACGTTAGTAGATAGCGTCATTAGTTCACTCGGTTTACTCTCTGAAAATTTAATTACAATTGAAAGTGGTGGGTCTAATTATGCAGTAGGTGATTCTTTAGTGTTTACAGGCGGATCTGGAAGCAGTGCAGCAGGTCAAGTTGCATCCGTAAATGAAAGCATAAGTTATGACTTTCTTTTTGAAGATGGTTTTAAAATGAAAGCTGATGGTAGCTACTATGACATCATTAAAAATGAAGATTGGAATGTTACAGGCGCAATTACGAGAATTGAACTGACTAACTTTGGTACAGGATATACATCAACAAATTTACCGACAATTAGTGTAACATCAGGAACAGGATCATCAGCGAATCTTGTAGCAACAAATATTCAAGGATCTAGTGCAAATGTCGTAGTTGACGTAGCAAATAATGCCACTGGAATAGGATCAATACGAAAAATTGATTTGATAGATTTTGGTGTAAATTACACTTCAGCAAATGTAAATTTAACCGGAATTGGTGACGGTAATGCAAATGCAACTGCTGTCATTACAGGCTTAGGCATCAAAGAGGGTGTTTGGGTCAATGATGACGGAAAAATTGATTATAAAATTCTTCAAGATTCTTTATATTATCAAGACTTTTCTTATGTGATTCGAAGTGGACTGCAATTCAATGAATATGCTGCCCTGGTAAAAGAAATAATTCATCCCGCAGGCCTTCAGTTTTTCGGAGAAATTCTTCTTATTTCAGAAATTGATGCTGCGCCAATATTTACAAGCACGATTGAAACAATAGCCAACATCAATAAGTATATCTACTACATTAAAACAGAACTGGACGCATCTTCTCCTGGTATAGTGCCAAATTCAGATTTAATTTCGAGAGAAAAAGAATACAGTTCATTTATAGAAACACAATTACAGATTCACAGTGCATTTGAACAAGTTAGTATTCTTATACCATTTATTGATGTTTCACCTATTATTACAAGTGCAGCAGAAATTATTGAAAACATCAACAAATATATTTTATATCTAAAATCAGTTGCTAGTACACCTTCATCTTATCGATCCACTAAAAATGTAATTAGAATTGAAAATAATGTTGGATTGATTGACACTAACTTTGATTATTTTGGTCCAAGTAAATTATTGCTCAGAGACGTTCCAATATCACAATTTTCAAGCAATACGATATCACTTTTAGAAAGTTATACATTTAATGATGTGTATGGTTCAGGTATGAAGAGTATTGCAAAGAATGTTAGAATTACAGGAACGGTTAATGTTACAGGCAACAATGTTGTTGGATCAGGCACAACATTTACTTCAGATTTTGCTAATGGAGATGATATTATCATTGGCGATGAACGATTTATTGTAAGTAATGTTGCCAATTCAACATCAATTGTTTTAAATGTTCCAGCGAGTATTTCTTACTCTGGAGCTAGAGCGTATAAAGAGGTCGCAGTGTCTTAAGTGCGATATAAATAACTTATAAATAAAAAAGAATTTAGGAGAACAATATGCCAGCAATTGTAAGTAGTAAATTTAGAGTGCATAATGCTGAACAATTTTTAGAAGCTTTTTCGGAAACTTCCAATACAATTATGTATTTTTATCTTGGAGGTCCTAAAGCTTTTACGGATGATGCTAATCCACCAACACCAACAAATTCAACAGCAAACGTTGAATTTTTGCCCTGGAGAGATATGATTGCTCTAAAAAGAGTATCATCTTCAGATGCATCTTTAGCAATTCCAAGATATGACTGGACAACAGGTACAGTCTATGATCAGTATGATGACACCGATACAAATTTAATTGAATCTGACGATTTTTATGTTTTGACAGACCAATACAACGTTTATAAGTGTCTGTTTAATAACGGCGGTGCCGCATCAACAACAAAACCAACGGGCGTAAGTACGTCACAGTTTACAACAGCAGATGGTTACATTTGGAAATACATGTACACCGTTACAACAGGAAGTGCGTTAAAGTTTTTGACGAATGATTATATGCCTGTTCAGACGTTGGCATCAGATGATGGTTCGGATCAATGGGATGTTCAAGCAGCAGCCGTTGATGGTTCAATCAACATTATCCGTGTTACTTCAGGCGGTTCATCTTATGCGACTGCGCCAAGCGTAGTGATTACAGGAGACGGCACAGGTGCAGTTGCAACAGCAAACGTTTCCGGCGGTGCAGTCACTAATGTTGTCGTAAGCAATGTCGGCTCAAGCTATACGACAGCAACGATTTCATTTACTGGCGGTGGTGGATCTGGAGCAAATGCGGTGGCGGTAATTAGTCCAAAAGGTGGCCATGGATCAAATGCGGTTGAAGAGTTGGGCGGCAAGTTTTTAATTTTGAACGTTAGACTAGACGGTAATGAATCCAATACAGTTTCAACTGCAAACGACTTTAGAAAAGTCGGTCTCATTCGTGATCCTTATTCATACGGCACAACAGTTCGCCATACAGGAACTAACGTAAGACAAACATATAGATATACAATACCATCACCAACAACAAATTACGTTGTTGA